TTTTCGCTCAAACCCTCGTTTGGGCGAACGCCTTTTTTGGAGCAAAAAACATGGCCTTTGATCCGCCTCTTGGGAGCACTTCGCCCGCGGTGCTGCTCGATAACGCCACTCGCCTGGATAAGCTGGTCAATGGAGATGCGGCCACCGTTCCCGACCGGGCCGGGCAACCGCTGGACTCCTGGCGCCTGATGCTGCAGACATTCGCGGCAATAGTTGAAAATACGCGGGAAAACCTGGTCCCTCTGGGAAAACAATATACAGACCTGTCGAAAGCCCAGGCGGATATCGCAAACATTCCTGATGGTGCGGTGATTTATGTACTGAGCCCGCTCAGTGACGTTCTGGCTGATGAGTATAAAAATATCAGTGGTGTACTCACGACCACCGGCAAACAGATTGCGGCAAAGGGCTATACCGATAATGTTATCAACAGCCTGAAATCGTCTGGTCTGATCCCCGAGGTCATGAACCCGGAAACCGGTTATGTACTGGCGTTTCGCGATCCGGAGTCGAAGCGTTCCTGTCTCCATATAACCGTTACCGGCCAGGTTGAAATTCCCCTGCTGCAGTACCAGAACGGGTCGATTGAACGTCCGGCGTTGCAGGAGGAAATTCAACGGTTAATTCCCATGACCCTTGATCCGTCTACAGGATACATCTTGGCCTGGATAGATCCTGTTACCCGCCGCATGGCGTTGCGGGTTTCGGTGAGTGGTGAGGTTGATATTCCGCTGCTGAAAATCGCAGACGGTGCCATTGAACCGGAGATGCTGTCACCAAATCTGCAGGGGCTGGTCCCTGTTTACCTGACTCCGGATAGTGGCTATGTCATGGCCTGGGTTGATCCCGTTACCCGGCGCTGTGCGATGCGGGTTACCGTTACGGGCCAGGTAGAGATTCCGCTGCTGGCGATTGGTAAAAACGTCATCACAGCCGACAACCTCACCGATTCATTACGCGGGTCGCTGATGCCGGTAGCTCAGGACGTCGTGAGCGTTTATCCGGATGCAATACGATCACGAATTGCAGAACTTACCGCCCGCACCAACGACAAAGACGGATCGGGATGGGTTCCTTTGTCATCCCATATCTGCCGGGCATTGTACGGTGTGAATACCACCGGCACGGCGCTGGAATATCGGCGGTCGTTCGGCCTCAAAGTTGCCGGTAAGGCGCAGGGCGTTCCTTTTAATCCCGGTTCAGTAGCCTCCATCACCCGCAGGGGACGACTGACCAGCCCGACGATATCAACACCCTCCGGCACGTTTTCAGCAGGCGACTATTACAGCTACGAGGCATATAACACCAACTCCAGCGTTTCGGAAACTGCGCCGGGAAACTGGAACGGGCAGAACGTCTATCTCGGCGATCTGCTGGTCTATGACGGCACCAGCTGGAGTATTCAGCGCTCACCTGGCTCTGGAGCAGCGCGAAAGAACGATACCTGGTATCTGGTCACCTCGGCCGGGACATTTGCAGGAATGACGCTCTCTCCTGGTGACGCGCTGTTATTCCTGACCTTACAAACTGCAGGCGGCGGATTCCTGCAGCCACAATTTGCCGTCCTGAACACCAGTCGTGACCTCCTACTGTATGGCGGCGAATTTTCACCTACAGCAGGCTATCCGGCATCAGACCGTCCGAATGTGGTTTACCAGGCATCTGCCAGTGGGAGTTCAGGCGGGGAAAGTTACATGGGAGGTGACTACGCCATGTTTGACGGCGTCAATTGGGTACGAATCGCGAATGAGGAAGCTGTGACGGTACCGGCAGGGAAGAGTATCAGCCTGCGATGTGCTGCGAACGCGGATGAATGGGAGTTCAGGCGTGCGGATAAAGCGGCGACGTCGGTTGCAGTACGGATGAAAGCACAGGTTGCTAACGCTATGCGTCAGGGGATCTGCCAGAAGCTGCTGCTGATCGGCGACTCGATGTTTGGCAGTGGTTCCTCTGGCACAACGATTATCGCAGCGACTGGCCGTATTGGAGAGGTCCGTTCATATGGCGGTTCCACGTCAGATCAAGTGGTGGGAATGCTCCAGCAAGAGGCTTTATCCTGGGGTGATCGCTGGGCTGGGCAGGTAATAGGCGCATGGCATGGGCAGAACAACCAGCCGACGACAGATCTGGGGGCCGCCCAGGTACGTGAGGCGTCCATAAAGCTGCATAAGCTGGCCTGGGCGATGTTCATTCGCGTGCTGTTCCTTACTGTGATGGGGCAACGTCAGGCGACATGGAACGGCGTGCGGATGGTTTATACGCAGCATGAAAATCAGTTTGCCAGAACCGGCCCGCTCTATGAGCTCACTGAGTGGTATCGCCGAATATTCCCCGAACAACACGCCGTAGTGTACGAGATCATGTTGTCTGCGGCGACGGATGCCATAGACCCGACTTTCCCCGGTATGACAGAAAAACAGGTTGCCGCGAAATATGGCGTGCTGCCGTGGTCTTTTTTTGCCAGCGCGCTGATGCCGTCAGGACTCACAACCAACATGCTGACCTACCAGGGAACCTGGAGTAATGCCGGTACGCCTTCCGGTGGATCACATGCTGATTACTATCTGCGGATTGCAGGCGGCACCGTGGGAAATGTCATCGTGAATAACAACGGCTCCTGGTCAGAAATTGCCATCGATATCACCCATCTCAGCCAGGCCGGAGGCCAGGCGCTGGCGTTTGGCGGTGCGGGGTTTGACCTGGGCGCAGGATACACGCCGATCCCGGCACGGGACGGCATTGCTGACATACTGAACAACAATTATTTTTTCAAATGAGGTGAAGAATGGGACAGGTTGTTAATCTCTATGGGGCGAATTTCACGGATTCCCGATTGCCGATCCTCTACAACTATCCGGGGCTGAATCCCGGATCGTTGTTTTTGCTGGACGCCGTGATGATAGACCCCGATTTCAATTTCTCTGCAACCGGGACAACGGTATATACCGATAACCTGGCAGCAGAAGTGGCCGCAGAACTGACAGGGAAAACCGCGGCTGATTTGCGGGTGGCATGGAATAACACGCTGGTCACCACCGGTTCTGCGCCGGAGGCGAAATTTGAAAGGACGGCAAAAGGAGGGGTTCACGGTATTCTGTCACTGGTGAATCAGGTATCTGGTCACCGAGGGCGATTTACCTGCCCGGGTATCATGCCGTATGTGGCCGAACATCAGCACGATCATAAATTCCTGCTCATTATGCACTATCAGGTTACCCGCGTCGGTAGTGGGACGCCTGCAACGCAGACCACTGAGGTGCTGATTTCGTCGCAGACGTCCCCATCAACGAACCGCCTGATCGTAGCCCGTTTACCGAACGCCGTTTCTGCGGGTCCGGCGCAGTTCAGCCTGCAGTCGGATAAAAACGGGAGCGATTTTACAGAGAATATTTATTATCAGGATATGCCTGTATGGGGGGCGGCGTCGGGTTTCGGCGCGCTGGTGAATAATAATTGCAAGTCGTTTGTAATGTACCGGACGCACCTGATTGATATTGACGCATCCGGGATGGCACTGGCTGATATTGTGGCAGCAGAGCAGCAGCTGTTTAACGCCAATTTTAACGCTGGGGGGAAATACGCGGGGGACACTATACCTACCAGCCCATCGGCGCTGCCGTAGTATTCGTTTTGCGCTGAGATAATGAGAAATTTCCCCGGTTCAACTCCGGGGCATTCGCCAGTTTTGAATGACCAATGATAAAGATTAGCGGCTATCACCATTGATAGCCGCGTAAATATTAATATTGTGTGATAGTAAAACAATCAACGTGTTCCTGAAGAACGCGTGCAATCTCTTCTGCTTTTTTTACATCAACTCCTTTTTTGAAACAAATACTAAGATGCCCTCTATTGGAATCGAGGAAACTAAACTCGGCCTCGGTAGGTTGGCAGTACAAAAAAGTTTGAGCCTCTCCTTCTGATGGAGTACCAAACTCTTTTACTTCAAATTTATATTTTGCAAATTCACTTGGTAGCATAAAAATGTCTTCCCGGTTAATTTTTTGAATGTATCTCCACCTATTCAATCAATTATCTATAATAAGTGCAACGACATTTGTCACAATTTGTCTATTTTTGTTATGAATTAAATTCAGAACATTTTATCGGCTATCACGAGTGATAACCGATAAAAACATCCCAAAATTGGAAGACCTTGTTATTCCTCACGTTAGCTTAAGAGAACCTGGTTCCAGCTACATCTTTATCAGCCGACAGAATTTCTGAGGTTTTTTTATCGGTAGCTGTCAGGTCATCTTTCCGGTAACGATAGAAGTTCCCTGTCCACGCTACCGGGAACGAACCGGATGTACCGATATAGCGAGACGTCGGCGCAGCCGGTACTGTTGTCGCTACAGATTGCCAACCCGAGGTGTATACCTGGACCTGATTGAGGTAAACATAGATCCGCTGCTGAGTATTGTCTTCACTGACCTGACACTCCACAGCAAGCTGGTGCGGACTCCCGTTGAACAGCGTTGCCAGCTGAGACGCGAGTGCATATTGTCGACCTCGCACATACAGGGAGATAGCCGATGGTGATGCCCCGGAAACGGCTGTAATGGCCATGCCAAGCATAGACGCTGTCGCTAAATTCAGATTAGAAGTGGAAAAACTGAACGTCTGATTATTGACGCCCACAGTCCCCACGCCAAAATTGTCTATTTTCAGCCATTGAGTAATAAGCCAGTGCTTATCCCCTGGCTGAGGTGCGGCTACTTCTGGCAAATCAAAAGTATCGCCATTTACACCAACAAAACGCATCCCACCATTCTGGTATAAATGCGACTTTGAAAACGTCGCGTATGAGTCAGAAAACGTCAGGCTGTAGATTTCAGCGCCGGCAGAGACGTCTTTTGCGCCGCCATATATCCCCCCAGCTCCGGCATCATAGACAGCCTTTGTACCGGTATTGATAGAACGATCCGGGTAATGTTTTACACCAGTGTTAGCTTCTACGTCAGTATAAATTTGAATTAACCCCATTATAACCACCCTTTATTATTTAAAACATCACGTGTAAAAGTTGCGTTTACATTTGCGCCGTAATCCAGTGCCAGTTCTGGTGTCAATGAACCACCATTACCATTAATCTGTTGCGACGGATGAAGTGGATCGTACCGCAAAGAACGCGGAGTAAGTCCCGCAGCAACATCTTCCATGTCTCCCGAAGAATCGGGATTGGCGTGGTTAATAAAATTCTGTCTGATATCTACATTACCAATAGCGCAATAAAAATCCGGATACTTATCCTGATAACGGTGATTCAATTCAGTCATTTTATTGAAACCGGTTGAACCGGTAGGCTCGCTGGATGAATTAAAATCTGCCATGATAAGGATTTTTTCACCGACAGGTTTAACATACTCAACCATAGAATCTAGGTTTTGCATAATTAAATCTGTTTCACTTAAATTATTGCGGCCAATCCAGAAAATATTTATACACTCGTCGTGTAAATCAAACTGTGTTCCTGAGGTGATGCTTCCGCTTACATTAACGGTTGTTATTGGGTACACAAATAAAGGCACCTGCACCGATACAGGAACTGCATCTCCTGCTGTTTCACGGGTAAATACAGCGCTCGTTCCATCCCAGGTAAAAGTCCCGTCAACTCCCGCAAGATTGCACTTTAAAGCAACCGGAGCAGCCAGCGAGCGGCATGGGCCGGGGAATGCAGGGGTCAGTGTCACCGCGCCACTTGCCGGTATTGATCCACCCACGGGGGCGTAATAGGCCGGCTCCCCACCCTGGCGGGCTGCAATCGCATCGCTTGTCTGGCCGCTCAGACCAAAATTGTACGTTGGTAGCCCGGTCAGCGCGTGCAGTCTGTTAAGGTACGCCCCGTTGTTGATGAACGAGTGCCCCCAGCCGACGATTCTTTTTCGTGCAATGTACGCATGCGGGGTCATATCCGGCAGTTGTGCGTAAAACAGTGCGCCGGGGGGCGGGTCAGCGCGGTCAGACTGCCAGACGATACGGTCGACACCGTCGGGCCGGGGAGCTGTCTCGTTGCTCTCACCATTCGTGATCTGTATCTGTTTTCCAGTCTCGGAGTTATACACAAAAATCTGAGAATAACCTGACGCTACATCTGTGAATGGCAATAGCGGGTTAGACTTCGGTGATAGCTGGGCCAGTTCACTCTGTAACGATTTAATATCATCAAGTGCTTTCCAGTAATCCTCGACCCGAAAAATGACATCCCGGTTCTTATCAAATACTGTCCATGCTGTAGGGTTAAATGGGAAGTCAGAGCTATTCGAAAATGCAGATGCATGGCTAAGTCTGGTAAGGTTTTGGGCGTCTTCCGCAGGCAATATTGAATTAACATCAAGCGAAACACCATTAACGGAAAGTTTCGCAACGTCAATTTCCCCATAGACGCACTTCATATAGTTGTAATAGACATTACCACGAAGAGCCCACATCATATTTTCCACAGAATCCTTCGCGATGTAATCATAAGACTCAGCAAAGGGGTAATTTTCAAAGTCCATCACTCTGAATAAACGAGCCTGGCTCAGAACCTCAACATTCTCCTTATCTTCCTCATCAAGGATGTTGCGCTCTGATACCGCCATTCCGTTAAGATTAAATTCCCTTGTAGCTATAAACGGAAAAGACCAGTTCAGAAGCGTTGTAAAGTTTCGGCCCTTCCAGTAAAAAATAACATCTCTATTAGCGTCAAGACCTAGCCGATCATAATTTTCAGCAAACGGGAAATCTCCGCCATGCGGATCAGATGTCAGAAATATTGTGTTGTCATTTAAAGGCAGCAGATTTTTTAGAGAATCATACGACAGCATCTTACGGCCGGTAGCCTGTAATGTGCCGCCTGTATTCATATACTCATCGGCCAGTGAACTTCCATCAGTACTGCTCACCCAGGTAACAGCCCCGACCGGGATCTTCCCATCATCTGCTGCAGCCTGAGCTTCGGCCAGGGTGGTGAATGGCAGGCCAATTGCAGTGATGCTATTTTGCGCGTCGCTAATAGCTGCGGCGACCGTCGCCAGAACCTGACGCCAGGAGTCCAGCGGTTGCCCGGCACGGTCGGTAACGGTGCCCGCAGGCCCGTTAACGAGTTCGTCCAGGCGAGTGGCGTTATCGAGCAGCACCGCGGGCGACGTGCTCCCAAGTGGCGGATCAAAGGCCATGTTTTTTTGCTCCAAAACGGTATTCGCCCAAACGAGGGTTTGAGCGAAA